ACGTAGTTTACGTGGATCAATATAACGAAGTTCTTTAATACCGGCAATAGGATTTTCTTTGTCGATAATAATTTGGTAATTTAATCTACCATCCACATAATATCTGCGGAAGATATCTTGAGCCATGTTCTTATAGTTTAACAATCTGACGATTGTTTGAAATTCATCTTTAATGGCTTTTTTAATCTTTTCTGGTTGTTCTAAATCATCCAGAACGATTTGAATTGTTTTACCATCATCGTCTTGTACAATTGCTTCATTAACAATATCGTCAATTGCCGATTCGATTTCTGGTTGCATGGCCATTTCACGATAACGTGAAATTAGTTCTACTTCATTCTTGGCCGTTCCATCTAAGTCAACATATGTACCGTAGTATGCGGCCGATTGGATAGTTAACGCACCGTCATCATTGGACGGAGGTGTAAACGATTGCTGCGTTAGCTGGTCTTGTTCCGAAGGCTTACGTGCAATGGTGAAACCAAAGAGAGAGAATTTATTTGTCGATGCCATATTTTCCTTTGTTTCAACTCAAAAAAACATAAGGAGGGAACCGAAGTTCCCTCCAATATAAATTACGAAGTGGTATCAGATTCCCAGTATTGGAAAGCAAAAGTTGCGGAATATTCTTCAATTACATCATTCGAACCCCAATCTAAATCGATTGGTGCGATATCAATTGGGAACAAACCAACAAACTTATAAGTCTTGATAACTTCACCAGACTTGCCATACTGTTGAACTGTTGCATCTACTGAGTATGATGATGGATTAATTGCATTACCGGAACGAACGTTACCAGAATGACTATTAATCGAGTTCATCCAAGATTCCAAACTCTTACGAATTGTGAAATCTTCATCGTTAATGATTTGCAGTGTCCAGTCAGTAAATGTACGGTTACCAGCAAACTTTAGTTCACGGCCAAAGTAGTACATTGGAACAATACCTACTGTTGAACCAGGCAGTTGTGCTGCCTTTGCCATGAAAGTTGTTTTCTGGCTGGCAGCAACTGCGCCGTCTGCGATTGTTGGGAATGTTAGAGAAACTGAGAATAGATTAGGACGGGCACCGTCACCAATCATATTCGCTCTAAATTCTGCTACGTTGAAAGCCATTGTTTTCTCCTAGTATCGTTGTTATTTATTACGCTGCACCAACGACTGTTGTGAAATCAACGCCAGTACCAACCGCAACGAAGTTCAACTGAATATAGTTGATCGAACGAGCAGGTTTGATGTAGATATCACCAACAAACTTATTACCGTCAATAACGGCAGGTGTGTTATTGGTTGAATCGCAGACTACCTTGAAGTCGGTAATACCACGACGACCCTGAACATCACGTAAGAATGGAGTAATCAGAGCAACAAACTGTGCACGAGTAAACTCATCATTCAATTCGAATAACGAGAACTTAGAAGCTTGCGAGATTGCCTTTTCTAGAGTAATGAACAGACGACGAACATTGATACGGTCGAATGCTGAAGGTTTGTTCAACAGAGTCTTGTCACCGTACAATACGATACCTTGACCAGGGAACGAAACAACTGGATTAACACCTGCGGCATACAATGCATCACGGTATGTTTTGGATGGGTTCCATGCCAGTTTAACAGCATTCTTGATTTGACCACGGTTGAAACCAGCTGGAGAGAACCAAGGATCACGTACAGTGTCAGTATAAACACACAGGCCTGCAATATCACCATTTAATGGAATCCAACGGTATACGTTGTTATACTTGTCGTATTGATATTTCCAACCAGAGTCGGCAACAACATAAGACGAAGCACGTTGTAGACCTGTAGAAACGTTGTTTAACCAATCAAGAATGTTGGCAGATTCACTACCGGACTGACTAACTACTGCACTCTTAGGTGGTGAAACGAAAGCAACACAGTCTCTACGGCAATCAACCAATGGATTTGGATTGGCCAAATTATCGATTACATATTGTTGTAAAGCAGTATTTGCATCACCGGTCAGAACTAAAGAAACGTCAATCGAATCTTTATTCTTGAACAGGTCGTATGCAACTTGTAAATTGCCAAGTGCAACAGTATCATCAAAACCATTACCTAATGCAACCGAATATGTGGTCGCTGGTTTGAAGAAAGTTTTTCCTGCAGCAGTTGTACCCCATGTAGTAACCGAGTTGGCATAGTCAACTGGGTCAACAGCATAAATGAATTTCGACTTGTTAAAAATTACTTGTTTGTAGTAATTTGAGTCACCATTCAAACTAGCATCACTTGCTTTAGACATGAAACCGAATGTTTCCAGAACTGTATTTGCTGTACCGGTAAATAATCCACCTTTATCAACAACTACGATGTGTAGTTCATCATTCGAACCGCCTGCGGCCGAAACATAATCGGAAGTCGATGGAGCACTAGTGAAGTAATTCTTATAGTACCATGTGTTGTATGTTGAGTTGTTTGCACAAACTTCAACTGACAGAGAGTTACCTAATGCGCCCGGATAACGTGCAGCAAAAGCGCCTGCAGCATTACCATTGTTAACCAGAATACTATCTTGGAAAACATCTTCATTAAAGATTTGCAGGAAAGCACTGGTATTTGCCAGAGCATTACGTGTATTCGAACCAACAGCACGAACAATACTTAGATTATTGCCGTAAGATAGGAAGTTTGCAGCAGTAAAGAACGACACTGCCGAATCTGTATTTGGTTTACCGAATGTTTTTGAAAGTGTAATTTCACTATCAACTAATACAATCTTGTTTGCAGGACCCCACTGGAAGGTACCGGCAAAAGCACCAGCAGTAGTCAGTACCGAAGGAACAACCGTAGTCAGGTCAATTTCCGATACATTTACGCCTGGAGAGATTTGAAAAGCCATTTTATTCTCCTTGAATTATGTGTTTCTTTGGCTGTTGAAAGACACCATGATAATATTTATGAACCAGTAGATTTACATTACCGAAGCAAATCTCTAATGAAACCCGCATAAGTAGAACCACCGGTTGCATTTTCCCAAACATCACCATCAATAACCTCGAATGTTGTGTCCATTCCGTCATCAATAATTGGTTCAACCAGAGTTTCATCATCAATCTGATTCATGTTTTCCAACTGAATCTGTTTGCGAATATCGTGGTTAACAATTTCTTTGAAGTATTGTTGGGTGGATGCCCATGCAAATATAACCAGTGACATTACCAAGTCATCATTTGCACCTAGAGCCGCAGCAAAAGAGTTCTTTTGTTGTTCAAAAGTGGTTAATTCCGAATAGGTATCAAAGTCATTAATTACTAATTTGTCACCTTCGATTAAGGTTTTTAGATTAGAACAACCAATCGCCTTAACCTGCGGTGACATTTTTAGACCCATTTGAATACCACGGGCAAAACCAGCACTTAATTGTTGTGGTTTCTTATTACCTGTGAATATCTTCCATAGATTTTCATATTCAAAATCAATATGTAACGAATCTGCAACTTGTGGATTGTTATTGATTTCAACTAATACATATGCATCATTGTAATATCTGGCTGCATTATAGATTACAGTTGGAAACAATATAGGTGTAATTGCAGAGTTGTGGTATGAAGCCACCTGTTTATAAGGTGTTTGTGAGATATCAATGACCTGAAATGCAGAATAGTCGAGATTTTTACCTTCTGATACGTCAACACAGATACAATACAGGTGATCCGATTTGGCTTCGTTATGACCTTCTTTGACCGGATGTTCATATATCTTCATATGATCGTGCATGGCCACTGGATCACGGTATGCAATTGTCTGTAACTTATAACCAGAAACTAGTGTATTGGAAGAACCAAGGAACTCAGTTTCAAATTCCTGTCGGAACTGACGTTCTGAGGTATTTCGTATTGTTTCTTCTTTCCACTTTTCATCACGACCCGGTACTTGTGACCAATGAATCTCAAAGTTCTTATAACCATTCTTATTGTTGATTGAATCCATCCATAACTTATAGAATAAATTCATACCGTTTGGAGTAGAAACGATAATAATTTTGGTTGATTTACCGGAAGA